CTCTGGAACCAGTCATTTTTTGTAGTTCCTGTATCAGCATATGATTGTCTTGACAACCGTAATAGTTATCCGCCTCATCGTATTTAATAATGGAGCATCCTATTAGCTTACCGCAAGAGTTGCATATGCCACGATGGACTGTTTGCACTCCCTTACAGAGAGGGCAATAAAACTCTAAGGTCTTTGCAGACATAGGATGCTCCAATTTATATTACACCGAATCTAAGTCCACTGGCCGGTAGTCTTAGTAATAAATCCATTGATGGATGTGGTTCCATGTTCGTTCGTGATGGCTAACCTAATATCGCAAGTCCCTAATCGGAAGGACTTACAATCAGGAATTGTCACGCTTGAACCGCTGACAGGAATCCAAGTTGATCCATCATCGGGAGACATTTGTAATTCAACAGCGGCAGTTCCGCCGAATGTTCCCGATACTGAAAACTGTCCTTCACCACCATACCATTGCTGAGAAGCTGATTCACCAGATGTGGCCGCGGTCAAAATTTGAGTCATTGAGTTTGGCATTATCTATTTCCTTCTGTATTGACTGTATCTATTAAACTGAAAGCGGCTGGTTGTACCGCTTTAATGACTGAATCGTAAACTGTATCACCAGATGCCGGAGCTTCTGTTGTTGTAGTCGTTGTTGCCGGAGCCGTATAAGAGATGACAAGCTCAGGGGCAGATGCTTCACTATAATTTCTAGAACGCCACTGCAAAAGAAAGTTGTCTGAAGAACTAGAACCTGTACTTGTTCCCAGCAATTGAAGGTCATTGTTTTCCGCCCAACCTGCTCTTCCTACTATCTCAGAAATCACCGAACCAATATCTGGTGAAGTATATTGTGTCCCACCACTCATTGAGCCAACCGTCCAATCAACTCCGGCAGTAGTTAAAGCTAAAGCACGGAATTCATCAACATCTGTGGGGGATGTAGCGTCATCAACATCGTTTCCTTTGATGGTCATAATCTTGCCATCGTAGGTAGTCCCAGTATGAAAATATAATTTCAAATAAGCGGAAGTTATTGTTGATCCAACTGGGATCGGAACGGATTGGAATCTCGTGTAAATATTTCTAACCGTGTACTCCATGGACGGATCGGAAGACGTATTCCACGAAAGATAAAATCTTGAGGATGAGTTACTGAAAGAGCCTGAATCATATGACTCATAGTAATAATTCTCCAATGCGTAACCATCATCAGCATTGTCCACGATGACTTCTGTAATGTCTGGCATTTAATTATTCTCCTGTGATTCAACTTGTAAGGCATTATCAATTAATTCATCTTCAGCTAATTCTGTTTCTGGTTCTTCAACCACTTCTTCTTCAAGTGGTTCTTCTTCAAGTGGTTCTTCCAGCTCATCGTCCAGAGACTCATCTATCATGTCTGCCTGCATCTGCTCGGTAGCAGCCATAAGAATAGCTTCAGCTTGCTCTTGTCCCATTCCCATAATCATAGTGAGAAACTCAAGAGGCGGAACTAATGTGTCTGTTCCCGACTGAATATATTTGGAGATGGACTCTACTTGGATACCAGCTACTCGTGCTTTGTCTTCTTCACTTGGTGTAGAAATATCGGCGAAGTCAACTTCAAAGTATTCACACTCAGGTAGAATACCTAAGTCAATTAGTCTTTGAACGAAAGGCCGTATCAGCATAGGAGCCACATACTTTTCTTGTCTGTGTCTAACTCTATTATTCCAAGTCTGCTTATCTTGGGAGCTTGCTAACTGTGCTGCTTCTGATCCCATAAAGATACGATGAGGAACGCCCAACGTGATTGCTATGGCTTTAATCTGGGCATTAATATGTGCTTCTGGATTAGCTACTTGAGGAGCTAATGACTTAGCTTGTACTCCTGCAAGAGCCAAGTATCTTTGAAGACCGTTGGAGTATGAATCAAATTCGGCTCTTAAAGCAGAAGCATCTAACTCCACATCACCTAGGTCTGGGTTTACTTCAAACGATAGACCAGGGAAAGCACCTTTCCAAAACATTTCAGCTGAGCCGCCTAATAACTTTCTTAGGTCATACAGGCGATTATAAACTGGCTGCATGCGGGACGTTCCGTAGACCTCGCTGGACATTCTATTATCGGCTATGTGTACGACTCTACTCCAATGGACTCGATGCATAGTCCCTTCATCTATATTGACTCCCTCGTTTATGGTACCGAATGTGATACTGTAATAAGTGGGCTGACCAAATCTGGGATTACTTGGGTCTGTTTCTTTACTGGAGATGTCAACCAGCGACTCATCGAACACTCGCAGATACAAAAGTTCGTGCTGACTGCTTCCTACTTTCTGTCCTCTTTCGTCGATACCATCAACAGGCTCATGTAGTTCTTTTCCGTCATCTAAGCCTAAGAGAACCAAACCGAATCTGCCGATACCGCTCATCGTATCAGCACGTGCCAAGAAGTGCCACAGATTTAGATTATTCTGGAGCTGTAGAAAAGCATCTTCAAAATCCGTACCTTCAGCTTCCTCATTTTCAAATACCCTAGGGTCGACCGCCCAACATTCGTTTGGGAAGATGGAAACGACCCGCTCTGCTATTCCTTCTCGGTCGTAAAGATAACGAAACTGTGCGGCTGTGATGTCTTCCGGATAACCGCACTCGGCATCAATATCTCGCCGGGGGTCTAATAGTTTGTTGAGGACATTCTTTCGCAATAAAGAAACTGAAGAATCATTTTGAAGCACTCTTCGGTTGTTATTAATTGTGATCGGAGCACTAAGATGTTTTAACTTATCAGGGATATTAGTCGGCATGAGGAGAAACCCTATTTGATCTGAGACTTATCTAAGTGATATATTTTATTCACAAAAGGGAATTATATCTATTCAATTTATTTTGATAGCAACTTTTTGAAGAAGATTGTGAAGACTGTCTGGGATCGAATCTTTGTATTTGTATAGGCCAGTCTCTTGATTTCCGTCTATCGTGGACTCCCACTGAACCCACCCATCGGAATGTACTTTAACATCCAACATACAGGACGGTGCCCACCAACTAAAGGCAACGTGTCCTTTCTTTATTTCTGTTTCGTGTTCCCGATGGGTAGGTTCTAGTGACAATAAGAACCGCTGTGCGTGTTCGTCCATTAGATTTCTTTTTCAGACGCTATTGCTTTAAGAGGATTATCGTGACCACAATTACACTTATTCATTCTGATCATTCTCATAATCTCTTCTGGAGCTGTATCGAAAAACATCTGAAGCATCATTGCATTTCTATTGCTCATCATAGAGTTAGAAATAGCATGTGACCGTACTTCAGTTGTTCTCTGCTCTGCCCTCCATGCGTACCATCCTATTGATCCCAATATCACTCCAATCAGAATGATATTAATCGCCTTCTTCATCATAAAAAACCTCTTCCGATCCGTCTCCTCCTACGTTGCTCTTATCAAATCGTATTTCAATCCTCGTTTAACAGGGTCTCTTGAATTTACATAATGAAATCGAAGCCATACAGCTCCAACGGGTTTTGGTGGTGCTCCTCTTTCCACATGCCATCCTCCGAATCCAGTTCCGAATTCCTCTTTGTAAGTTGGCAAGCAAATATGGGTCTGTGTATCATGGAAGATAGAACTGCGTCCGACTCTTACTCTCATCAACTCTATCTGCCATGACTCATGTACGTGGCCTGAGATAACGATGTCCGCGTCTGGCAGATACGTTGCTTTCCTATTCGTCTGAATTACTCCCTTGGTAACAGGGCCTCCTCCTCCATATCCGTGGGAGTAATGGAGCGTGACATTTCTTCCAAGGCTCTTTTGTTTACCATCGTAAATCTCCGTCAGCTTAAAACGAACAAAGCCCGAATAGCCGCCGTTGTGAATCGTCTCACCAGATATGTAGTTCACAGTAGAACAGAACCGCTCAGTAAGATCCGTCTCATGCCTTTTCTTAATAGCTGTCTCATGGTTACCCGCTGCGACCAATGCGAAGTTCTTTGCGTATGGGGCGAAGAACTCTGCTCCAGTTTGAATCAAAGCATCTAAGTAATTACCCACATTATGTTCTGATCTTACGTCAGACTTAGATGACCTCTTATCGTACTTGCCCTGCATAGCACAGAATAAGTCGCCAGCATCTATTATGATCGCATCTCTTTCCATGGCTTGGTCTAGATGCTTTTTCTGTAGTGCGTGATCCGACTTTGGATTATCCCAATGTCTATCACTAGAAAGAAGAACCCACTGCTCCCATTCAGCAGCGTAACCTCCTCTTAAAGTCATGTTGATATCAAAGAGATTTTTACCCGACTTAGAAACGTGAAACGGTAAATCACTCGCCATTCTGCCATTGCCTTCCTGTCTCCATTATGTCGAACCTTTGATGCTCGATAATCCAGCAGAACCAATGTCTGCCATCAAAGGAAGAAATTAGGACGATGTGTAACTCCTCGCCCTCAGTGGTCACTACTTTCGCAAGTGGGCTCCCTCCACTGTTTAAGATTTTATCCTCCCTGACGTATTCTGGATATTCAAATATTGAGGTTCTGAGGCCTTTATTACTTATCAAATCCAAATAGTTGACGTATGGCCCAATAGGCTCTTGCTCATAATCGCTCATATTCTCTCACACCCCCTCATTACTTCTCAGCATATAGAATCTCGTGCTCATCCCCTAACCTATCTGCTCACTACGTCGAAATTGTAGTGCAAATGTAGTACATCCTCCGCAAATGTAATACAAATGTACTTCCATGCCGCGTAATGTAGACCAAATGTAGTACATTTGCCTAAAAATGTAGTTCCTAGGACGTTCCTAGCCGAGAAATGTAGTTCCTAGGTACTTCCACGCCCAAAAATGTAGATCAAATGTACTACATCCTCCGCAAATGTAGTTCCTAGGACGTTCCTAGCCCAAAAATGTAGTTCCTAGGACGTACACTCTGCTCAAATATAGCTCCTATACTCAAAATGTAGAAGGATGTAGGAGGATGTAGTACATTTGTAGATCAAATTCTGTTCGATTGTACTACAGGTGTAGAAGATGTAATTCAAATGTAGGCGGATGTAGAAGGATGTAGGAGGATGTAGCTCAAATTCTGTTCGATTGTACTACAATGTAGCTCAAATGTAGGCAAATGTAGCTCCTACCCCCGCAAATGTAGTGCAAATGTATTACATTTGCCGAAAATGTAGTTCCTAGGACGTACATTTGCCGCAAATGTAGATCAAATGTAGTACATCGACCGAAAATGTAGTTCCTAGGAAGCTCCTATGCCCGCAAATGTAATGCAAATGTAGTACATCGACCGAAAATGTAGTTCCTAGGACGTTCCTAGCCAAGAAATGTAGTTCCTAGGACGTTCCTAGCCAAGAAATGTAGTTCCTAGGAAGCTCAGCACCTCGCAGAACGTCTCAGAACGTAGGTTATTGGCTTCAACATATATCAACATATCTCAGCACCTCTCAGAGCTTCTCAGCATATCTCCTAGCGTCTCAGCACCTTTTGAACGTGGCTACACACCACCGGAACAGAGCAAGCGGAGAAGATGACTATGACTTGGGTCAGAAAGATAACACATTGACTACAAGCTATCATGGTACTACAACGCCCCAACCCTTTTCTTTTTGGCACACAGTAGATTAAATGCGCCACTAGATGCGTCCACTTGGTCTTTATACGTCGATGCTGGGAAGAACCTAAGCTCCTCAAGATAGTCGGAGTTCCAATTGGCCCGCTTTAAGAACACATTGTTAGAATTAACCTGAGAGCTAAATGGATCAGCTCGTAATGCTTTGTCCCCTGTCGGCCTATCTATCCTTACTCTGAAGCCAGCAAGACGCCTTACAGTAGCTTCTGCGGACTCCTTACCACCCGAACCAGGCTCTTGTTCTAGACCTATTACCGTTCCCTTACCATCAGCTTCTGCTGTCTGCTGTATTACTTTCTCACGCTCACTAGAATCCCACTGACCTCGCACTACATCGAGTACCCAATACCGATTGTCCCTATCTACTCCGATTAATGCTCCGACTGTGTAGGCTCCACCACCTGCTGTACCCGCCTTATCCCAGAATCTAATCTTTTGTTTAATCTCCCTATCGGCAGGGCAGTCATCTATTCTAACCCGCTCAACCTTAAACATACCGCCGCCCAACGGTACTGGATTCTGTCCATATTGTCCACTGTATCCAAACTCTCCTAATAGTGTGCGAGATTCTTTGAGTATGGCCTTTGGGAGTCTTAGCGGATCGAATAGCTTGTCCTTATAGTAGTGGGCTAGGTGCTTAGGCTTAACTTCAAAGCCATCAGATAAATCTGCTGGAAGTGATATGTGCTTAACGCTATCCGTCCCTCTTGTTTTCTCTAACCAATTGCCAGTCGGATCGTTCTGATGCAGACGTTGCATGATGAGTATCGTAGGGGTCAGAGTCTTATCGACTTTTCTGGATGGGAGTGTTTCGTTCATCCATGTGTTTGCTTTCTTTACTTCAGCATCCGATAAGACTTTCTGCGGGTCAATAGGGTCGTCGATGATTAGAAAGTGAGCGTGAAATCCCACCGGAGACTTACCGCCTACCGTTACTGATTTGCGCATACCGCCTCTGGTATTTGCGAAGTACCCCTTAGTGTTCTGGTCATCTCTTAATTGTATCTCAGGGAAACAGTCGTAATAGCACGCCTTATTCGCCACTCTATCTTGTGTCGAAACTATGTCTCGGCACTTTCTGGATAAGTCCATACCCAAATCAAAAGCGTGACTACCGCATATATGTCTCGCCGTTGGCATACGAGTCCAAGTCCAAGCGGGAAAGGCAACAGATGCGATAGTGGACTTGGTTGAAGCGGGGGAGATATTAATTATGAGGTCGTGTTCTTTCGGCTCTCCGGCAAAGACACGTTCTGCTATCTCTTGTAACTCATCGCAAAGATACTCTATATGCCAATTCCATACTGGTTCTTCGGGTATGATTACGTCCCAGAACTCTTTGAGAAACTCATAGAAGGACTGTTGGGTGATACTTCGGACAAGATCTGTCTCGCTGAAACTAGGACTCATTTAGGTCTTCTTTCTCATACCAACTATCGTAATTGAGTAGAATCTTAGAGATGTATTCCAGAGCATCATCTATCATCTCATGTTTCCTTACGTCCCATCTATGCATCGCCACATTAAGAAACGCATTTGCTTCATAGACATTTAATTCCATATCCATAGAATACTTGAGAATCAAATCCTTTCGGTCGTCATATTCCCCTCGCGGGTTTATGTCTCGGTCCTTCTTATACCAGTGGGCATAGTTGTCACGAATAAGCTCCAAATATCGGTGTGCTTTTTCGATATCCTCACGACCGTTTTTGTATTTATGCCTCATAATATATTTGACAACATTACCCTCTGCATTATCTAATCTCAGATCCATGATAATATCTATGACCTCATGAGGTCCGTAATTATAATGATCGGGTTGGTTTACATTTTTGGATGCTGTCTTTGGCACGATGGTCTCTCCTGGCTCCGTAAAACTATGCTCAAACATCAATAGGACTTCTTACGTTTGGCCTTTTCCCTTTTCTTCTTAGCTGCTTTGGCTGCTGCCGCTTTCCCTTTTTTGGTATAGGGATATTTTTTACCATCTACTTTAGGCATATCATTACTCCTTGATTGCGTTTAATTGTTTCAGTTGGTAAATAACAAACCAAAGTGAAAATATGAAGCTCACTATTATTATCGTATTCATCAATTTCCTAGTTCCGAGTTAACTCTGATTCTGCGATTCCACATACGGACAGCTATCTTCTTTTCGGGAGCATAAGGTCCGTCTGTACCACATGTATCACAGGCGCACCAAAAGACACCTGTCTCTTCCTCTCCCATAATATTCAATCCCTTTTCCGCTTCTCCGCAGAAAGGACAAGCTCTCAGGCAAAATGGTCGTAAGTGTGCTTGTCCGTCTGGTGTGCCAAAATCAATTCCTGCTATTCTATTGCTCATCATCTTGTTCCATTTTGAAAGGGCATTTCCAAAATGATAACCATTCGGTCCCCCAGTACCGCAGTACAAACAGGTCATCCAAAAATTACGTCGGTCATGTTCACAGTCTAAAAACTCACACGCACAAAACGGGCAATTCTTAATTCGCAATGGCCTCTTCGGATTCATTATCAATACTCTGATTTCGGAATCGTATTGCTTTCAAAATTTCACGCTTAACATCCAAGCTCAAATTTAATTCGTCCATCGGGATATGGGCGTGGAGATGTTCGTGCTGAACTGAACCTCTTACGTCCAATTCTATCTTGTCATTATATCCCCTGTCTCGATTAATTGTCTTGTTCACAAAAATGGTGGCTGAAGAATCGCCCCCAGCGACAAGACCTATAAGGGCAGCCTCAAAGAAGTTCTTTTTATGAAAGTCAATCTCCTGCATTAGCTCTCCAAACTCCGGCTCATTCGTTACCCAATTCTCAAATGTCTTTCGACTCATATTCATCATAGAGCAAGCACGACTTACGTTGAAGTTGGACGTGACAAGAGCATGTAAGAACAAATGCTGGCGGCCTCTTTTACCCGCTCCCTTCAGCATAGCTTCAATCTTTAGGATGGAGTTATCTTCGTGCTCAACAGCCTGTATCTCATCCCATATCTTAGCTAGATGCGATGGCAGCTTTTGATATATGTACTCGTGAAAGTCTTGCACAGTGGACATGTTCTCTGAGCCTCCATTTGAACTCGCCTTCTCAATCGCAAATCTAAGGGCTGGCTTTGTATCCTTCCATTTACGCAGAGTCACAGTGGATACTCCGAGAGCTTGAGCCATCTTAATTTCACTCATGCCAGACTTGGCTAACTCATAGGCGAGTATGTAATTCTCATCCTTCCATACTTTCTTCGGCATTTTTATCTCCTTTTTTATGCTTGTATTATCTTATCATATAAGCGTGAATCCATATTACAAATCTAACATGTGTTAATAAATTAAAAAAATGAAGATTTGATGGTTACTGTAGTCGATAAATCTGATAGGCTTAAAGAGTCAAGTTAATACTTCTTACCAATTAAAAACTTAAGGATCAATCAGATGTCGAACATTTTCGCTGACAAAGAATACAACACTTACAAGACCCAAGCCAACGCAATCAAGAAGATGGAAAAGGTCTTGGCTAAATTAGATGACTCATTCAAAGAAGTCAGTTATTTCATCGCAACTAATGAAGAAGGCCGTTTCTTCCCTGTAGTTTGTCATCTATGCGGACGAAGGGATCACAGATATTTGCCTACAGTGGGATTCTTCCTAGACAACGGAATCTCAGTAGTCAACTAACAACCCCTTGACCTGAGCAAGTCTTGAAACTGCTCATTTCAAAATTACTTCAACTCGATAATACTTAAACACGAATTACTTTTTCCAAATAAGGAACCCTATCAATGATTACTGTATACGGATCAAACGCAAACGCAGATCAACTCCGAGCAATCCCTCTTGAAACTCCAGACAATGCCGGTCGATACTGGCAAGGCATCCAACACGGTCGCCTTGTCGATGTCCTCTCGATGCAGATCAGAAATCGAGGTTGGGAAATTACCGAATCACGATTCAGTCTGTCCAAGGACCAAGCCGACTTGGCAGGAGCCTTTAAGATGCGACTACCGGGAGTTGATACTCCAGAAGGTATGGACCTGTCACTTGGCTTTGTGACCTCCAACGCATTACGCAAATCACTCAAGATGGTTGTCGGAGCCGTAGTTCAAGTTTGCAACAACGGGATGGCCACTGGCGAGATTGTGATGCAGAAGAAGCACACGAAGCAGTTCAGCCTAAGTGATGAGATTCAAAAGTCCCTAGATGTTTACGAAGTCAAATCACAAACCATTAAAGAAACAGTGACACGACTAAGGGAACGTGAGTTATCCCCAACAGAATCTGATGAGATTCTAATGGAAGCGGGACGTAATCATCTCATGCCATTCAGCCGAATCGGATTAGTGGACGCAGAATACCGCAAGCCCACTTTCGAAGAACACGGCCGTGGCACAAGTTGGGCTTTACTAAATGCCTTCACCTATATCGTCAAGAAGAATCCGGTTCACGCTCAGATGAATCAGATGAATAAGTTCCGAGAGTTGCTTCCAACAGCAAATGTCTCCGAGTCAGATTACTACTTGGCAAACTAGGACAAGAAGCCTCCCTGAGTCAAATCGGGGAGGCTACTTTTTACCCTACTAGATATATTTGTTAGATATGTTATAATGGAGTATTGGAAACCAACCATACGGAGATGATCATGGATCAGAATATTTTACAAGACCGATATAAGTCAGTCGAAAGACTCATCAGAAAAGTATGTGCTGAATTCTCAGTACAGCATCCCATAGACCTAGAGGATTGTCTATCAGAAGCCAACGAAGTATTCCTCAAAGTCTGCGACGATTACAGATCAGACAAAGGAGCCAAGTTCTCCACCTATCTTGTCCGAGTTCTAAAGTTCAGACTGATGGACAAAGTTAGGAAAGAGTACAACCGAAATAATCTTCTTGCTCGTGAGGATACTGAAGTCCTGACAGAAGTTTATTCAAATCAGATTACAGAATTTGATGTTGATGACTTCATCGGACTTATGAATCTAAGTGAGGATGCCTCGATAGTTGTCAAATTATGTTTATCGAATAAGTTTGACTCATCTATGAAGAAAGGACAGCAGCAGATCAGAGCCGAACTAATGGATAAGAATTGGACCTCTCCCAGATGTACCAATGCTTTCAAAGAAATAACGGAGGCAATAAACAGATGACCAAGTTATACAAATACCAGAAGCAGGGAGTCCTCCAGATTGAGAAGTTCAAAGGGCGTGCCCTTTTGGCAGATGAGATGGGTCTTGGTAAGACTATTCAAGCCCTGTATTATCATAAGAGAAATAAGAAAAGAACGACCGTAGTTGTATGCCCAGCATCGCTCAAATATAATTGGGCTAGGGAAGCATCAGTTCATATTGGAGAACACGCAGAGATCATAGAAGGCAGAAAGCCGCCAAGCTCCATGGGATTCAATCAGAATAGGTTTATCATCATTAACTATGAAGTCTTAGGGGCTTGGGTTAAACACCTTAGAAAGATGAAGCCGAGTTTGGTTATTCTAGATGAATGTCACTACATTAAGAATCGAGCAGCCAAAAGAACCAAAGCAGTTAAAGCACTCTGCAAAGGAGTCAAGGAGATTATCGCCATTAGCGGAACTCCACTGACAAATAGACCAGCTGAATTATTTCCGATTCTGAACCTTCTGAAGCCGAGTAAATTCAAAGCCTTCATGCCGTACGCATTGCGATACTGTAACGCCAGAAAGACCCCATGGGGATGGGACTTCAAAGGTTCGCAGAATCTTAATGAACTACATGAGAATCTGACCGAACTCATGATGGTCAGACGACGAAAGAAAGATGTCTTGAAAGACCTGCCGGAGAAGTCCCGTCATGTTATTACAGTCCCTATAAGTGACCGAAAAGAATATGACGAAGCGGAGGAAGACTTAATCGCATGGCTTGCTAAACACTCAGCAGGAAAAGCAAGACGTGCTCAGTCGGCCGAAAGATTAGTCAAGATGGGTTATCTCAAAAGATTAGCAGCTGAACTAAAAATCGAAGCCGTGGTGGAATGGATCAAGAACTTTTTGGAAGAGACGGATGGGAAGTTAGTCGTGTTCGGAATCCATAAGAAGATTATTGACCGAATCAAATCAGAGTTTAAGAACTCTGTATTCCTAACAGGAGAAACCAAGTCAAAAGAACGGCAGATGGTCGTCGATAAATTCCAGAATGATCCGTCAACTCGATTATTTATAGGGAACCTACAGGCAGCAGGAGTGGGTCTGACGTTAACAGCTTCAAGTACAGTCCTGTTTGCCGAACTCGGTTGGACTCCCTCAGAGCATACTCAAGGTGAGGATAGAATTCACAGAATTGGACAGCGTAATGCAGCAGCGTGCTATTACATGATTGCTGATAATACCATCGAAGAAAAGCTGTCACAGATAATCCAAAACAAGCAGAGTATTTTAACCGCTACATTGGATGGAGGTGAGACCAAAGAGGAGCTCACGATATTCGATGAACTTCAGAAGGAACTTATATCATGAAACCAAAAGCAACTTTATTCCTCCGAGGCATCTCGATGGATGTTAAAAATCATTTCAAGGCACACTGCGCCAAACGCGGGAAGACCATGACTGAAAAGATTGAGGAGATGATGAGGGAAGCCGTCAAGAAGGATTCAAAACTTGAGACTCGATAACTTGCTGCGAAGATTAAATGTCCCCTTTGTCAGCGAAGGACATAATCATTGCAAAGCAGGTTGGCTACAATCAGACTGCCCATTCTGTGGACGAAACACAAACAAGTATCATATGGGTTGGAATCTGCGAAACAATTATGTCCATTGCTGGAAGTGCGGTCATCATAAATTGAACGCCACTTTGGTTGAGTTTAGTGGTCTGTCATATTCAGAAATTAACTCACTCGTCAAAGAACTTTCAAATTCAAATTATCTTCAGAACGATATTAAGACAACAGGGAAGTTGGAGCTTCCGTCTGGTTTAACTGAATTACAAAAACCCCATCGCAAGTATCTAATGAAAAGAGGATACGACCCCGACAAGTTGATTAACGATTGGGGGATCCAAGGGATAGGGCTTCACTCTTATCTTGCTTGGCGGATATTTATTCCGATAGATTACAAGCAGAGAACAATCAGCTGGACCAGTCGAAGCATCAAGAATAAAGTCAAAGTCCGCTATATGTCAGCAAACGCAAAGCAAGAAGCCATGAACCATAAACATGTTCTATACGGAGAGGACTATTGTGGCCACGCCATCATAGTTCACGAGGGTGCTTTCGATGCTTGGAGAACTGGTCATGGTGCGGTTGCTACTTGTGGTATTGGTTTCACAAGACCTCAAGTTCTAAAATTATCCAAGTTTCCTATTCGCGTGATATGTTTCGATAACGACACAGCTGCTCAGACCAGAGCAGATGATTTATGTTCCCTCTTGGAGCCTTTCCAAGGTGAGACGTATAACGTGCAGCTATCATCCAAAGATGCATCCGAAGCATCAGACAAAGAGATAAAACAACTTCGGAGATTCTTGGCATGAGTAAATTCAAAGGCGTATGGATACCAGCTGAGATTTGGAATCTGATGGTCTCTGGAGACCTATCAGTTAGAGAGGTCCAACTGCTATCAATTATCAGAAATCTGGAAGAATCCAAAAATGGGTGCTTCGCCTCCAATGAATACTTTGCTAAAGTTTTAGCCGTCAGTCAAGTTTATATTTCAAGGATGATTAAAAATCTAAAGCAGCGTGGGTTCATCGAGCAAGTAAAGTTCGATGGCAGGAGGCGGCACATAAGAACCCTATCAGTGGTGCCGGACATGAACAGAACCAGTCATGTCAATAATCAACCAGTCTTAAACAATCAGTTTAACTCTGAGTTAAACTCCAGTGCTACCCTCTCTTCCCCTACGGGGAAGATAAATAAAAAAGCATATGCGGCAACTCCGTCGTTTGGTTTTGATTTCTGTGAAATTCCAGATGAAGTTTATCCTTTCGACTACGAATGTTGCCAAAGACTTCTTGAGTATCTGCCTGCAAAAAAACGAAAGAGGTCTGTTCCAAAAAGTTGGCCAAATCAAATCAGATTGATGAGAGAATCTGACCAGATTGAAGAAGACCAAATCACAATGGCATTGGATTGGTACGCTAAAAATCATACTGACCAATGGACACCAAAATGTCATACGGCCAAATCCTTCAGAGATAAATTCCATAGGCTACTGGATGCTATTGATCGGACAAAATCAGATAGTAAACCAGACGTTGTCATATCCGAAGAAGCCAAAAAGATAACCGAAAGACTCCTCACGAAGAATTGGCCCGGTGACTGTGACGATAATCTTATAGGATACGTCCAGATTAGCTTAGATGCTTACGACTTGTTTCGGAGTAAAGTCCATAACCTATTCAAAGAAGTATCGTCAGATGAGCTGTCCGAGCGTGTAGAAAGAATGAAGAATGACCGATTCAAGAGTCTTTTGAATCATGTTATCGAATCCCTGCCACAGACCAGCCACTTTGTGGAGAAATGGTTTGAGTCAGTATGGTCCAGAATAGTCAACTGGCCGGATTGGAGTGGGAAGCTCCAGCCGTTTGTATTCAGAATTGACTCACCTGTTTTTACTAAACAGCTAGGTCAGATATTTTCTGATTACGGCAGACAGTCCACGGAAGTACACAAATTCATACGGAGATTACACGAGTCAGATGAAAGTAACAAAACGTGATGGCAGTGAGGAACGTAAAATTCTAATCGGCATGATTGTCGATACTCACGTCCTAGGAAGAATCGCATCCAAATGGGAACACAATCTATTCAAATCAGTATGGGGTAATCTGGTCGCCACTTGGTGTATTGATTTCTACAATGAATATGAGACAGCCCCTAAGCAAGAGATAGAATCCCTTTTTGAATCTTGGGTATCTAAGTCAGCCCAGGACGAAGAAACAGTTGAGCTTGTCGATAAGTTTCTGTCTGGATTATCTGATGAATATGAAGCAAGAGCTGAAGCATCTAATTCAAATTACATAATCGACCAAGCGTCAGCCTATTTCAATAAGGTAAAACTTTCGTCACTTAGTGAGTCGATTAAAGGCGACTTAGTAAATGAAGATATTGATACCGCCCTTGATCGAATCAATACATATGGTCAAGTAGAAATGGGTACGGGAGCGGGCATCGATGTTCTTACCGACGACGATGCTATGAAAGAGGCCTTTCAAGAGCAGCAAGAAGCCATCGTCAAATATCCAGGAGACCTAGGCAAGTTCTTTAAGGGGGCACTTCAGCGTGATGCTTTTATCGCCTTCATGGGGGCTGAGAAAAGAGGCAAGACATGGTGGCTCATTGACGTTGCTTGGCGTGCTATGTGTCAGCGTCGAAGGGTTGCCTTCTTTGAAGTTGGCGATATGAGTCAGAATCAAATCATGCGGCGATTTATGACTCGTGCTGTTCGAAGGCCTCTCAAGCCTAGATCCTATGATTACCCAACCCATATTGAACGTGAGCCAGGAGTTCCTATTGCTCTGATAGAACACGAGAATAGGAATCAGCAGAAGGAGATTGGTTGGCAATCGGCACGTAAAGCCTGCCAGAAGATAATAGCCTCCAAAATCAAATCACAGGATTCGATGCTTAGATTGTCTTGTCATCCTAACTCTACTCTTACTGTCTCTGGAATGAAATCTATTCTGGCCTCTTGGGAGCGTGACGGTTGGGTGCCTGATGTTATCGTTATTGACTATGCGGATATTCTTGCCGCTCCTCATGGGTACAAAGAGACACGGGACCAAATTAACGCCAACTGGAAGCAGCTTCGTGCCCTGTCTCAATCGCATCATTGCTTACTGGTAACCGCTACTCAAGCCGACGCAAGTTCATATAACACCAATACGATTGGTCGGTCTAACTTCAGTGAAGACAAACGAAAGTTTGCTCACGTCACTGGTATGGTTGGGCTTAATGCGACAGCGGAAGAAAAGGAGAATGGGATCACACGGTTAAATTGGATCGTCCTACGTGAGTCAGCCTTCTCAGAGAATCAATGTATCCATGTCGCAGGCTGTTTAGATGTCGGGAATCCAGCCATCAGAAGTACCTTCTAAGGTCAATCTTCATTTTATCTTCAGAAAGTTTCATGGTTTTAATACTTCATACATAGTGTTAAACATCTACTTTCTTTTTATTTTGAAAAAGTGAAGAGAAAGTGATTCCTGACGACGATAATTATGATAGGATTAAAGAGTCAAGTTAATACTTCTTACAAATTAAAAACTTAAGGATCAAATCAAATGTCAAACGAACTTCAAAATCTGGTACAAGAATCCAACCTATACGATTTTGCACGCAAAGGTCGAGCATCTCAATTTTCAAATGAATTCAATCGTCGATTGGTTCACGCTCTGAGTGCAAGAGCACCGAAGGTTGTTGAATTTCTACAAGCTGTTTTAGATAATCGTGAAGTCAAGGAAGTTTGGCCTCCACAAGTTCTTTCGGTCTACGAAAACTTACTTGAGCACGCCAAATCAGAATTACTTTTTGCTTAATTACAAAAATCATCATTTCAAAATCTTAATCACAAGGATCAATAAGATGAAATTATGGGAAAAAGAACAAAAGGTCAAATCGTGGGTCAAAGAAGCCTTCGATGCCAACGGAATCGAGCAAAGATGTTACAGCGTCTTGATTAGATTCTCAAAGAAGATGACCAGATGTGCTGGTACTGCGGAATGGCGACCGGCAAATTGGTATATCAATCCAGACGATGGTGATTATTTTATCACAATGTCCGATCCACTATGGGATAGGTGTGACGATGCCGAACGGCGAAACACAGCAATCCATGAAGCGTGTCATGTCCTTGATCATATCATCAATGGCGATATGGATGGGCACGGTGAGGGATGGCAAGCTTGTATGCGAGCTGTTGGTCTGCGTCCAATACGGACTCACAAGATTGACCGCACTGGATTAAAAAGAGTTGTCGCAGCCCACTGCCCATGCGGAGCCGTCAAAGAGATTGGTAAAATCCGAGCACAGAGAATGGGAGTCAAAAACTATTTTTGCAAAAAGTGCAACGGGGACATCAAACTCGGTGAATGTGTAAGTCAAAAGAACCATCCAATCTGGGGATAAAAATGGAACGTCAAAAGAAAACAATACTCGTGTCCAAGTCAGGAAGATTTGAATTATCCAGAGTGACAGAATCATATCGCAACTCAAAAGAGTGGTACGGAATATTCGATGGAGAGAATGTGATTCACATGGCGGATAGCCCAGAGTTTATTGACACGATATGGACACGCTATCAGTACCAAGATAAATAGGAGACAATCATGCACCCGTTATTAACGCCAGATGAGATCACCGCTTTCAAAGCACTAGGATTATTAATAGCAATCGCATTTATATTTGCATTGCGACATCATGTCAAATCAAATTCAGTTCACTACGATAATTAATCGGAAGGATTCTGAAGAAGTCAAGGAGGACTTTATGCTTACACTATCCAGAAAAGAACGTGAAGGAGTAGTCATCGAAGTAGATGGCGTGAAGATTGCGGAGGTTTTTATCTCCAAGATCAAATTCCCAAACAGGGTTTTGCTATCTTTTGATGCAGACAAGGAAGTCAATTTTATTAGGAAAGAAATCCATGAAGATAACCGATCAAAACTTACGAACAGCTAATGCGACAATGCTCTGCATCATCGCCTTTACCGTCGGCCTAATTTGCGCCTTTACAGGTTGTGCTACCACCTTCCGAATGGAGACGACCACCAAATCAATTAATCCCGGATACGAGACATTGTCAAATGATAATTACCTTACCACAAGCCATTAAGCTATTACGTGATCTTGAACTTCCTGTTTCAGACAAATGGTCGGTCGATAGAATCGCACAGAAGTTAGATTGGATTCCATACTGTGTTAATGAGCAGACAGACGCTAAAGAATCCCAAGAACTCTTGAATGAATTACTTATTGCAATCGCAGATGACAACGATATAATCATTCAGAGTGATCAGGGAGATGCGATGATTGAGCCGGTACTCGCCGAGGAGAGTTTCTTTAACAAGTTGGTACAGAAGCACTTCTTAAACAAAGACGGTACTCGCAGAAAAGCCGGTGTGATTCAGTCGATAGTTGAATTCCTTTGCGGTGCCTCAGAAGAATCTCCCATCAATAAACAAGATTTAGTCAAAAAGATAATCGCTAGGTTCCCAAGAAAGACAGAGCGGTCTATCATGTCCAGTATCAACTCACAAGTACCGACTCAGCTCAGAGTTATGAGACAAATCAAAGTCAGTACAAGCAGAGAAGGATACTGGATAGCAGAGGAGAATCAATAATGGATCCGATAGATGATTTGGCTTCACGACGACCGACTCGTGAGAAGAAAAGTGGACTGTTCGATATAGAACCAGACTGGCGTGAGCACTGGTGGGGAATGCCCGACTATACGATGAATGATGCCCAGCCGTCGCAAAGAATTACTATGAACTTTATGACGTATGAAGATGTCCTAGAGTTTGCTGAAAAGATAGGAGCAAAGGTAACCAACAGGACCAACTCACTATTCTATCCTCCACAGGATCAACTAAGGGGTGAGTTCCAATACGAAGGTCCGAAAATAGATAGCCGATACCCTATCTGTATCCCATCCAAAGGACGACACGATGTCCAGACAACTGGTAAAGTTCTTGACTCATTGGGAGTCAACTATAAGTTCTTTGTTGAGGAGACAGAAGGTGATTTATACAAAGAGCATCTCGGAGAAGATAAAGTTGAAGTCATGCCCTTTCACGACTTAGGAGAAGGCTCTATCCCAGCAAGAAACTTTATCTGGGAATGGGCGAAAGAAAGAGGGCATAAACGACATTGGATAGTGGACGATAATATCACCGACTTTTCCCGAACTCATATGAATCGAAGATTGATTGTGAGAGGTGGGGGATTCTTTAATGCGATGGAGGACTTTGCTGATCGTTATGAAAACATTGCTTTGGCCGGACCTCATAGTCGAGGCTTTGTCGCAGACCGAGACCCAAGAAAAGCAGCCTTCATATTCAACAGCCGAGTTTACTCCTGCATCCTAATCGATACAGACCTAGATTATAGGTGGCGAGGGCGATACAATGAGGACACAGACCTATCTTTGCGTATGCTAAAGGATGGATTGTGCACTGCTTTATTCGCAGCCTTTACGATGCAGAAGTTCACGACCCATAAGGGGACTGGAAAAGATAACGGCGGCATGAAGGGAGGCAATACGGATCACGTATACAATGATGAGGACTACCGAATGTCCTTTGCCAAGTCCCTACAGGAGCAGCATCCTGATGTCGTTAATATTATCTGGAGATGGGGTCGATGGCACCACCACGTGGATTATACTCCGTTCAAGAAAAACAAGCCGGTACTGCGTGCTGGAGTGACTAAAACGAAGGAAACAAATAACTACGGAATGGAATTGGTAAGGAAGAATGGATAAGAATCGAACCATCAGAAAAAACACAGTTGCGTTTGCTCCCATCTCGATAATGATAAGGGAGTTTGACAGCGTCGAAAACAAATACGGCAAACTATCAGCAATGCAATTAAGAACAAAGCTAAAAATCGTAGGCAACTATGATGAGCTGACACATAAGCTGCTGCATTTATTTGAGAAGGACTATATTCAAGATGAGTTCATTAAGAATTATGATAACAAAGTATTCATAGAATATGATGACGAAACCCTAGAGGAGTTTATCCATCTCGGAGGCAGAGATGTTTGTGATGTCATATCAACAGAAAAAGCCAATGGCGATTCTATTGTTCGTGAGATGTTTATATTCTTGAATCAAAAAATCAGAACGGTAACCAACTCAAGGTGCCAGCTGGAGACGTTAAAAATATCAGGGCATGAATTTGCCTTTTACCACACACATGAAGTTATAGGTGCAAAATGAAAGTAAATAAAAATGATTTGTTATCTCAGTTGGAGATGGCCAGCTCTGGACTTAGCAAGCGTGAAATGATTAAGCAATCAGATTGTTTCGTATTCATAGATGGAAGACTTCACACATACAACGAAGAAGTTAGTTGCTCTTGCGATTCTGTTCTTGAGAACTTTACTGCCGCTGTTAAAGCAGAGCCTTTGTTATCCGTTTTAAGAAAGATGACGGAAGAAAACATCGAGATAAAATTCACCGATAGTGAATTCATCATCAGAGGGAAGAGGCGTGAAGCCGGCATCCGATTGGAGAAAGAAATAGAACTCCCTCTTGAGACGGTAGAAAAACCAGAAGACTGGAAAAGTTTATCGTCGGAGTTTGATCAAGCCGTTCAGCTTGTTTCTCAATGCACGAGTACAGATGAAACTCAATTCAGATTAACGTGCGTCCATATTACTCCCAATGAGCTGGAGGCATCAGATAGATTTCAGGCATCCCGATATAAGCTGAATACGGAGATAGAATCAAAAGCACTGATCCGTAAAGATACTTTGAAAAGCATTGTTGATTTAGGCATGAATGAGATATCTGAGACGGACGATTGGTTGCATTTTAGGAACCCCGCTGGTCTAGTTATCTCGTGTCGAAGATACTCCACCGAAGAAAATGAATTCCCAGACCTTGAGAGCATCTATGATTTTGAGGGACAGAAAACCAAACTACCCGCTGGCATAACAGAAGCTGTGGAGAAGGCAGAAATATTCTCATCTGATAACCTAGACTCGGACATGATTATGGTCCAGCTAAAGCCTGGTAAGTTGCAGATTAAAGGTGAGGGGAATCTTGGATGGTTTACTGAGTTTCACGATGTGAACTATACAGGTTCTGACCTAAGGTTTAGAATCGCACCAAAGATGCTCATAGAAATATCCAATCAACATGATGAATGTGAATTAAATGAAAGTTTAATCAAAGTTGAGAACGATAATTTTGTATATGTAACTTTACTGAGTATTGCGGAAGATGAGTAACGGATTCTTCAATAGTTCCTTAACGGAATCTAAAAAGCCTCCAAGTCTCCTTCCTAAATGCGGAGCCTGTAAACTTGATCTGAAATGTAATTCACCAAAACTGAATTATATTGGAGAAGGCAAAAAGAAGATTCTCATCATTTCGGAATCGCCATCCAAAAGTGATGATGAGAATGGGAGACTTTACTCCACCCCACGCCCTTCTTTGCCTCTTGAATCAGCATTAAGAAAATCAGGTGTCAGATTAGAACGTGACTGCTGGCTTACTACCTCGCTGATATGTTACAGCGGTAAAGAGCCAACGTCGGATCAGATAAGCCACTGCCGACCCAATCTGATTAAGACAATCAAGCAGTTAAAGCCAGACGTTATCATCCCTATGGGTAGGTCTGGCATAGCTTCTCTGATACCGCATTTATGGAAGGAGCAAATTGGAGCTGCTTCAAGATGGTATGGTTTTCAGATACCATCGCAGAAGATAAACGCATGGGTCTGTCCGACTTATTCGCCAATCTATGTTTATCAATTAAGCAAGTCCAACGATGCCAAAAAAGAAGTTCTCAAGATTCACTTTGAGAAGCAAATCAAAGCAGCTCTTGCTCTAAAGGGAAAGCCGTACGATGAGGTCCCTGATTACAACAAAGACATCGAAATCATAGACAAGCCATCGCAAGCAGCTAGGATTATCCGTAAGATGATCCAGAAGGGCGGTACAGTGGCTTTTGATTATGAGACGGATAGAATAAAGCCAGACAGCGACAGCTCTAGGATCGTCTCCTGTGGCATCTGCTGGAATGATAAGAAGACTATTGCCTATGACTGGAAGGGTGAAGCTATCGAAGCCACCCGTGAGCTTCTTCATTCTCCGCTTCCTAAGATTGCGTGCAACTTAAAGTTTGAAGATAGATGGACAAGAAAGCATCTCGGCAAGCGTGTTCGGAATTGGTACTGGGACACGATGCTCGCCGCTCATGTTATCGACCAGAGACCTAGGGTATCCAGTATCAAGTTCCAGTCGTTTGTTCTACTCGGAGCCCCGAGTTATGACGAACACATTGGCAAGTATCTTGCTGGCGATAAAGACAAAGAGTCCAACAACATCCATCTCATAGACCGTAAAGAGTTGCTGACCTATAATGCTATGGATGCTATTCTGGAATACAAGGTTGCTATGAAACAGATGGACATTCTGGGTTATCCTAAACCCAATTCTCAATAATCGCCAAAAAACCTTCTGCGGTTTTATTCTACATACATAGCATATATCTCATACTTTCTTTTTATTTTGAAAAAGTGAAGAGAAAGTGGTTCCTGACGACGATAACTATGTTAGGATTAAAGAGTCAAGTTAATAGTTCTTACCAACAAGGATCAATCAGATGTCTTTCAACGAAACAAAAAGCCGAGTTTACGAAGTCAAAACTACCAACGGAAATTTCCGATTTTTCGCAGACGATAAAGAACTTGCAGAAGATCACATTTGGACAATGGAAAGTTTCCCAAACTTCAAAGCAACTTCAAAAGTTAAATTCATCGGATGGGCTTTTGAAAGTGACGACCTAGACAAAATGTTCATGTCAGTCTAATAATTCAAAATCTTAATCACAAGGATCAAATCAATGTACGTTTCATTCAGCCTAAAAAAGACAGACGACGGCAACTTTATGCGACTGATAGATATGGACGATAATGTCCTAGTGAGTCGCAAGCTCAGCGAGCCAAAACGATTATCTGGCAGCCGAATGAACTACGGAAATATTTCACGGATTCGGGCCGAGTTGGCAAGAATCGCCAAGAACAAAAACTGGACCATCTTGTAACAATAATTGAAATCAAACAATCCTCGGAACGATAATAATTCGATCCGTGTGGCACCTGAGCAAGTGTAAAAACTGCGTACCGCGATTGCGGGCGGGCGAAAGCCAGCTGATCCCATGTTCCTTGATCCTTTCATGGTCGATTAGAGTTGCTGCTGAATTAACTTGACAGTATGCACAGCAATGCCCGCAATCGCATTTTTTATGAGACAATTATGAAGCCAGCAACTCCAGACGCATATCGACTTCTCCATCACGGCTGTATCGCACTCAGCAATGTCGAGACCAACGGAATGAGAATTGACGTTGAGTATCTTGAGAAGACATCCAAACAGCTCTACTCCAGAATCAAAGATATGGAGGAGGATCTCAAGTCAGATAAGGTATTCAAAATCTGGCGACGACAGTACGGAGAAAGAACCAATCTAGGAAGTCGTGAGCAACTAGGTAAAATCCTATTTGATGTATTAGGTCACGAGTGTCTTCACAGAACTCCCACCGGCAGACCCAAGATGGATGCGACAACTATGGGGGCTATTGACGAACCGTTTGTGAAAACATTCGTTGAGATGGAGCAACTCAAGAAGATTAAAAACACATTCCTTTCTGGGATACAGAAGCAGACTTGCGATGGGTTTATTCACCCGTCATTTAATCTTCATACGGTCCAAACTTATAGGAGTTCTTCCGACTCTCCTAACTTCCAGAACTTTCCTATTCGTGACCGTAAAGCTGGAGAGCTGATTCGGAGATGTTTCATCCCTCGTGATGGGCATCGAATAGTGGAGATTGACTACACCGGTCTTGAGGTTCGCATAGCTGCGTGCTACCATAAGGACCCCACTATGCTTGAGTATATTAAAGATGAATCCAAAGATATGCACAGAGACATGGCAGCTGAATGTTTTAAGTGTGAGCCAGAGCAAGTCTCCAAGGAGCTTCGGTATTGTGGCAAGAACATGTTTGTGTTCCCTCAGTTCTACGGCGATTTTTATGTGAACAATGCCAGAGCATTATGGGAATCCATAGATGCTATGAATCACGAAGTAGATGGCGTGCCTATGAAGGAGCATCTACAGCAGAACGGAATACACGAGTTAGGTCTTTGCGAACCTCAGGAGAAGCCACGACCAGGAACTTTTGAGAAGCATCTACAGCAAGTTGAGAAAAGATTTTGGAATGAGAGATTCCCGACCTACGATAAATGGAAGAAAGAGTGGTACAGAAAATATCTAAAGCAAGGTGGATTCAATACGCTGACTGGCTTTAAGATTGAAGGACTGCTAGGACGTAATGACGTAATAAATTATCCAGTCCAAGGATCTGCTTTTCACTGCCTCCTGTGGTCTTTAATCCAGTTAAATAAGTGGCTGGTAAAGAATAAGAAAAGGACCAAGATAGTTGGGCAGATTCATGACTCAATCGTATCTGACGTTCACGAGGATGAGCTTGATGAATTTCTACAAGTTGCTAAAACGATAATGACTCAGAAGATAAGAAATAAATTCAAATGGATAAACGTACCGCTTGACGTTGAAGCCGAGATAACTCCAATCAACGGTTCGTGGTTTGAGAAAAAGGAAGTTGAAATTAAATGACCGAAGAACTCTACAAAAAATACCGACCAAAGAAATTCAAAGAACTTAAAGGGCAGCCAGTTACCTCCCAAATATATAAGCTGATTAAAAATAAGAAGTTCCCTCACGCAACCTTATTCGCTGGCCCATCTGGCTGTGGGAAAACAACTCTGGCACGAATCATCCGAGATAAGCTAGGCTGTAGTGATTCAGATTTTAATGAAGTGAATTGTGCTGACTTTCGTGGAATAGATATGGTCCGCGAGATACGAGGTGTAATGAATCTTGCGCCGATGGGCGGTGGAGTTCGTGTCTGGCTTATTGATGAAGCCCATCAACTATCTTCAGCTGCTCAGAATGCTATCCTAAAGATACTTGAAGACACACCGTCACATGTTTACTTCATACTGGCGACGACAGAGCCTCAGAAGCTACTGAAAACGATACGAACAAGATGTACAACATTTACAGTAAACGGTCTGAACTATGAAGATTCACAGAGTCTGATAACGTCCGTATGTGAACAAGAGCAGGTTGAGCTTACTGAAGATGTCGTAGATGCTCTTGTTAAATATGGCGACGGATCGCCGAGACAGATTCTTGTCCTCCTAGATTCAATCATTAATATCGAAGATGAGGAGGAGCAGTTACACGCCATCTATAAAAGTGAAACAAAAAGAGAGGCGATTGAAATATGCCGTGCTTTGTTTCAGCCAAATCCCAGTTGGTCGCAGATAGCATCTATCATCAACTCACTTACCGAAGAGCCAGAGTCATTACGCTGGATGATTATCGGTTACGCCAAGAGCCTACTTTTGAAACAGAAAGTCCTCAATGCCAAATCAATGAGAGCATATAGAATTATTGAGGCATTCAAAGTAAACTTTTACGACTCCAAATTGGCAGGATTAACCGCTGCTTGTTTTGAAGTTTGTTTCGATGATGAGTAAATCAAAATCAACTCACTACGATAATAATAAAAAAGGAGAATCAAATGGAATCAAGCATACTTGACATCGATGAATACAATTTAGACCTGGAGTGGAAACGACAGCCAACGCTGTATCTTGAAATGGCGACTGAACTTGCCGACGCTAAAGGCGACCACGATGCCGCCAAGAGTGAGCTTGAGATTGTTAAAGCAAAACTCAGTATGAAGATTAGAACGAACCCAGATGTTTTCGGTCTGGATAAGGTCACAGAATCTACTGTCAATCATGCTCTTGTTACCCAAAAGGAATACGCTATCGCACAGGCAGAAGTGATTAAAGCAAAACATAAGGTAGATTTACTTCAAGCTGTCGTAGTTGCTCTTGAGCATCGTAAGAGGGCACTAGAAAGTTTAGTCAGTCTCCACGGACAGAAATACTTTTCAGAGCCTTTGACCAGAACAGAAACTGATCAAGAAGCCCTTGAAGATGCAACCAAAACTAGAATTAGAACAATGAGAAATTCTTAATCAAAGGAACCTAGAATGATAAAGAAGAAGAAGAAACTGAAACTTGGATCGGCTAGAAAGAAAGCTCTATCACAATCTCAGCCATTTGAAAGAACATCTTTCAGAGTCCCTGAGGGAATGGATGTTTTTAAGCTGAAAGAAGCGGGCAGGAAGAAGATTGAAATCCTCCCAGTCTTAGCGACCGCAAATAACAAGCACGGGGTGGATGGGACGTATCACTTTGAGGCGACCTATTGGGTTAATCGAATAGGAGCAGACAATCAATCTTACGTCAGTCCTAAAAGAACTTTTAATGAACGCTGTCCTATTCACGAAGAATACTCTCGGCTTAATAATGATCCTAATGCTGATGAAGAACATATCAAAAGTCTGAGAGCAAAGCAACGACAATTGTTCTACGTCTTGGATCATGATGAACCTGAAAAAGGTGTTCAGCTTTGGGATATGTCGTACTGGTTATTCGGTAAACAGCTTGATGAAAAAATCATGCTGGCGGAAGAAGAAGATGGGTATGATCAGTTCTTTGATCCTTACGATGGACTAACTATCAAACTTGGGGTCACAGAAGATCAGTTTGCCGGTAACAAGTTCTACAAAGTTGCAGCTATTGATTTTGTCAAACGAAAGGATGAGATTGAGGAAGAACTTTGGTCTGACTTAGAACCTCTTGAGGACTTACTAAAGGTCCTTTCCTACAGTGAACTGAAAGCTATCTTGTTCATGGAGGATCCAGAAGAATCTGAAGAAGAAGATGAAGAAGAAACTGAAGAGGTAGCACCGTTTGAAGCTGACGAGGATAAAACTGAATCAGAAGAAGATAGTGACGACGATGACTGGGAAGAAGACCTAGATGATTTTGATGATTAGAATTATTTAGGAGACCAGTAACACCATGCAGGGCAACGGAATGCCTTGCGTGGTGTTTTTACTTCAAGGATATAAACTATGAATAATGAAGAGATTGAAAACCTACTAAAGCCTAAAGACAAAGAACCACCTGTCAAATCTTCCGACTGGCTCTCCTCAGGCTCCACTATTCTTAACCTAGCTTGCTCTGGTTTAGCTAAAGGCGGATTCGCCAAAGGCAAGTACCATTTTATTGTCGGAGATTCTGCTAGTGGTAAGACTTGGTTGAGTTTGACTTGTCTCGCAGAAGCGGCAATGAATCCAGAGTTCGATGATTACCGATTCATATATGACAACGTCGAGGATGGCGCCCTAATGGACATAGAAAGGTTCTTTGGGACGAAAGTCGCCGAACGAATGGAAACGCCTACAGCAGACTCTGATGGCACTCCCATGTGTTCTGCTACCGTAGAGGATTTCTATTACAATGTGGACGATGCTATTCTGGAAGGGAAGCCGTTCATCTATATTCTTGACTCTATGGATTCTCTGAGTTCAAAAGCAGAGCAAGACAAGTTTGACGAACAGAAGACAGCAGCCAGAAAAGGCAAGACTACAGCTGGATCATATGGCGATGGTAAAGCCAAGACCAACTCAAGTCACCTGCGTAAAATCTTACCTCATCTCCGAGATTCCAAATCCATCTTGATCATCATAAATCAGACTCGTGATAATATCGGCTTTGGTTTTGAAAAGAAAACAAGAAGCGGTGGACACGCACTAAGATTCTATGCCACTCTGGAGATATGGTCCAGTAAAGCTGGCCAGCTAAAGAGGGGTGTTAGAGGAAAGGACCGAGAGATAGGTATCAATGCCAAAATCAAAGTCAAGAAGAATCGGTTCACTGGCAGACTTCGGGAGATTTCAATCCCCCTCTACCACTCCTTCGGGATAGATGACGTAGGCTCTTGCGTTGATTATCTTGTCGCGGAGAAGTATTGGACAAAGACCAAGCAGACCATCAACGCTGATGATATTAAAATCAAGGCGACTCGTGAGAAGTTGATCAAAGAGATTCAGAAGAAAGACCTACAGGGCAAAGTATCTTCTTTGGTTGAAAAGGTGTGGAATGAGATAGAGGCTGAATGTGCGATAGACCGTCAGTCAAAGTATAACTAGGACCTTCCTCCGAGGCACCTGAGCAAGTGCATAAAAGGCTCAATCTTAAATTATCTTCAAAAATCTTCTGCGGTTTTATTCTATACATATAGTGGTTAAATAACCACTTTCTTTTTATTTTGAAAAAGTGAAGATTTACTTCTGTACATTGACGATAAGTCTGTTAGGCTTAAAGAGTCAAGTTAATAGTTCTTAACAACAAGGATCAATCAGATGTCAAACGCAACAATCAAATCAGAGCAACTCACTAAAGCAGATTTCAAAGTCATCTTAGATGTACTGAACGTATTCGATACAGAAACTGCTCCCATCGCAGAAATGAAAACGGATGAATTTGAAAGTGAAGTCCTAGTTGCTTTCAAAAAGGTTCTGGACATCTGCAATGACAAAGAATCTGAACTTACTGAAGAAGATTTCAAAGTCATCTTAGATGTACTGAACGTGTTCTACCCCGAAGACTGCAGCCACCCTAAGATGAAGGATGATGAGTTCTTTGAACAAGTTAGCGTTGCTTTCAGAAAGGTTCTGGAAGTAGTTTAATTCCCTTTACTTTTTCACACGGAGATAAAAATGAAAGAGTATTCACTATTGAGCGGCGGCAAAGAAGTCGCCACCACGGAAGCCCAATCCGTGGAAGACGCTGAGAGAAATTTCAGCACCATGGTTTGGGCTTACGGTTTGACCGAAGTTGAGGTCAAGGCGAAGTCCTAACCGGGCGGGCTGGCATCCCAAACTGCCACCTTTTTAATTCCCAATCACAAGGATCAAATCAAATGTACGGCATCTGCAATTCATGCGGCGAAGTATCGCCAATCATCACAATCGAAGAAACGGAAGACCACTACGGACTTTGCTCAGAGAGAGGGCCATATCACGCTTGTACAACATCAGCTGAAGTCGAAGTTACAGAGTGTTGCGAGGACTCCGACTTTGAGTCCCACGACCCAGAGGAATAATTCAAAATCATTTCAACTCGATAATAATAAAAAGGATGAAATATGGATCAGCCAAAATTCAATATTATCAAAGTCACTAAACAACATATCAACGAACAAATCGCAAGCACAGAATACACCGAGGAGGATTATATCTTAGGTGAGTTTGACATCGAGGTCGTTCACGTCGACGGGACCAAGTCCTATTACGGCAGCTATCGAACCAAGTCAGAGGCTTATGAAGCAACCAAAGGTATGAGAAAAGCAAAAAATCTTTTTAGATACGGAGATCAATCGTGATGAATATATTTGTACTAGATGAAAATCCAAAGATAGCGGCCCAGATGCACTGCGACAAGCACGTGGTCAAGATGGTCGTAGAATTATACCAGCAACTCGGATCGGCATTACGACGACACGAAGTCACAGATGACCAGATGCCCTTAACGAAAAAAGGCACTCCTCTCAAAGGAGGCTATAAGGACCATCCGTGTACCCGATGGACTGGCGATACTCGTGAGAACTTCCTGTGGGCTTGTCATCACGCCTTGTCTTTATCCGATGAGTACACATACCGATATGGTAAGGACCATTTCTGCCATGACGGCATTCTTCAGATGACTACGATGTATTGGGCAATCCCTAGCGGCAATCGTACCCCGTTTGCTCAGGCCATGCCAGATGAGTTTAAGAATCAAGATGCGGTCCAAGCCTACCGAGATTATTACAATGTCAATAAGCGTGAGACGATTACTTGCGAGTGGGTCAAGGGACGACCAGAGCCTACTTGGTGGACAGAGTGGACTCAACCCATATATCAAAACCTAAAGTTTGAAGATATGGATCAAGACGATTACAATCAACTTCTATCTGTGATGGGATAACACGATGGCTAAAGGCTCTCAGTTTGAACGTGACTTTTGTAAGCAGTTATCCCTTTGGTGGACTGAAGGGGAGACGGACGAAATGTTCTGGAGGTCTTCCAACTCAGGAGGTCGAGCCACAGTGAGAGCCAAGTCCGGCAAGTCCACTAAGGGGCAATGTGGTGACGTGGCTGCGATTCATCCAGACGGCGTTGCTCTTATCGACTTAATCACATTTGAACTCAAACGCGGCTACTCAAGATCAACTATTCACGACGTGTTCGATAAGCCCAAAACAGCGGCGACTCAAACGTGGGAATCTTGGTATGAGCAGGCCACGACATCTGCTTTAATCAATGAATCCTTCTCATGGGCAATCGTCCATAAGAGAGATAGGCGGGATGTGATGATTTATATTCCAGAGTTCCTATTCGATGCTCTTTCTATGTCAGAGTGTAAGCCTATCATACGGTTCTCCACAGACCTTGTAGTAGACAAGCAAGTCGTATCCGATACGATAGTCATGTTGAGATGGGATAGCTTTATGCAGCTTGTGGAGCCGTGTAAGGTAAAAGCACTTCGGGATAATCTCCAGAATACTTTGTAGGCTTTATGCTACATACATAGCATAGAATAACTACTTTCTTTTTATTTCTAAAAAATGAAGATTTACTTCTGTACATTGACGATAACTGTGTTAGGCTTAAAGAGTCAAGTTAATACTTCTTACGAACAAGGAACAAACAAGTGACCAACGACCTAATCAAAACTCGAAAACGCCTAAACCGACTTCAAGCTGAAAAGAACTTAATGAAGTCAAACGGAATGAACATCGAGCAGGTCAGTTCCGAAATCAAAACCCTATGGAATAAACTTGACCGAATGGTCTCAAATCGCAGAACAGCCAATCGTATCGGCCGTTCAATCTAAGTAAAATCACTTTTCAAAATCTTAATCACAAGGATCAAAATTATGAGTTACGGCGAATGGAAAACACGAGGAAAAAATTGGGCTCACCTAGAAATCGACAGCCCTTGGAATTGGACTTTCGACAAATGGGAGCATCACGAATATGACTCGGCTGAAAAAGCAGGACGGGCGATGAACTCTTTGCTACGACAGTGGCGAACATTCGACCTCCATCACATTGACGGTCTCAGCTGGGAATCAAATCCAACAGCTGCCAAATTCATAGCTTATCAAGCAGGTGTCAAAGGCAGAATGATTGTCATGATTCCAAACGGAGAACATCAAGAATACTTTGCCTTTGACAAAGAGTATTACCAGTCGGCTATGAATGACTTTGCCGAACGCCGACTCAAGGAGCACAAAGAATCCTACAAGGTTCTTAATCACGAGCCTACGGAAGATCAGAATCCACAGCTTGACTTGAAGCATGAGTTGATCAGAATGTTTGAAGCTATGATGAAGACCGACTCCTTCATTGACTTTGACTATACAAAGACTGCTTGGCACTCATGGGTCCTGGCGATGAACCACGGCGAGACCCACAGGGCTGATTACTTTATGAACCTGGCGCAAGGCACCCCGAGTTCAGTCGAAGTTAGGAATCCAGTCGAAGTTAGGAATCACCCAATCTGGTAAGAACCTGTTGACATCCTGAGCATGATGAGAAACTGCTCTTTCATTTCAAAATCATCTCAACTCGATAATAATAAAAAGGATCAATCCGATGAAATATAAAAAAGAGCAATTTGAAAAAGACTACAAGCAAGCCTTAAATCTCATATCAGAATTAGACTACCTTCTGGACACTATCATCATTGATGTCCAATACGACCATATCCCAAACGGAGATGTGGCGGAGGAGATACGACCTCTACAGATGCGACTTCTTCAGAAACTCGCCAACAAGGCACCGAACTCTTTTCAAAGGACTCTTGATGAGGTTGTTTTTAACCTAAAAGAAATCAAGGAAAAGAAATGCGAAGTTTAATCCTTGTCTCGGTCTTTCTCTGCTCCGCCACATTCGCTGGCGAAGTGGAGGAGACCATGAGACTGGCTCCCAAATATGAAGCTAAAGCTGAAGTTGTCTTATGGGATATGACTCGTGTCGACTTGCTCAATGATGAGTATGCGATAGAGGTCGAGTGGCCGAAGAAATGGGCAGAAGCTATTGGTCAATCCCTTTACTACTCCATTGTGACGAACAAGAAGCCTGCCATCATCTTATTGATTAAAGATAAGAAATCAGAATCAAGATACATTTACAGACTGCAAACTGTAGCAGCTAAACACGGAATCAAAGTTTACTTGGAGGAAGTATCCGATGAATAAGAATATTATAGTGACAGGAGGAGCAGGGTTTCTCGGCTCTCATCTTTGTGAAGTCTTAGTGAATAACGGAGACAATGTTATTTGTGTCGACAACTGTGTGTCTGGAAGCAAGTATAATGTGGAGCATCTTTTTAGCAGCGGTCGTTTTAACTTCATCAAACATGATATTCAAAAACCTTTACACAGTCAACTTCAGGAGTTGATTCCCAATAAGAGAGGTGTTAAAGCAGAGGACCGAAAGATTAGACAGATACACGAAATCTATAATCTTGCCTGTCCAGCATCTCCTCCTGCCTATCAACGCAAGCCGGTTGATACTATGAAGACATCGGTCCAAGGTTCGATAAACATGCTTGAACTTGCTTACAAGTACGGAGCTAAAATCCTACAAGCATCCACAAGTG